TAAAACGGGCCTACGACGGCAGTGTTCTGGCCGCGCACACCGGCTCCGACATCTACGCCCCCCGAACCCTCACGGTAGAACGGGGCGCGCTCGGCACGACCGCCGAGACGCACCTCACCGCGGCCGCGGTCACCCGGCACGTGGTACCGGGGCCGGTCCGGTCACTGGTCCTCGCCGAAGCCGTCAACCAGGTGCTACAGGAGTCCGGCGGATACTCACGGACGGTCGGCGCAGGCTCAGCCGCACAGACCACGCAGGGCACCGCCCGGTCCGCCGGGGGTGCGGGACTGCCGGACATCCGCGAGCAGGCGTACACCGCATGCGGGCGCAAGGCCCGGATCAGGGCCGTCTGATGGACTTCCGCGTCTCAGGCCCTATCTTCGACGGCCGCGCGGAACGGGAGATGGCCCGCCTTGAGGACGACGTCAAAGAGACCGTCGCCCGGCAGGGCTTGGCCGACCTGCATTTCAACCTCGACCGGAACCTGAAACACCAGACCCCGTACTACACCACTCAACTGCTCGCCGAGCGGCAGGTCAACGACTGGGTGGTGCACGACCGAGGCGTCATCTACGGGCCGTGGCTCGAAGGCGTCGGGTCCCGCAACTACCCGGTCACGGCGTTCCAGGGCTACCACACGTTCCGGGCAACCGCACAGGAGCTGCGGGCGAAGACGCCGGCGTTGATCGAGCCGGTGGTGCGGCGGCACCTGCGGGGCATGCAGTGACGCTGGTCGGATGGTCGGGGGCAGACCCGACCGGTGTGGTCGACGCCGACAACTACGAGCTCGGCACCGAGTACTCCGCGCTGCAAGACGTCACGATCACCCGGGTACGGGTGTGGGCGCCCGCCAACGCCGTGGCGTTCCCCGGGCGCACGGCGACGATCTGGTCCACCGCCGGCGCGGTCCTGGGTACCGCGAGTCTGGCGTCGAGCCTGCCGTCCGGCTGGTCGTCCTACGACCTGGCCAGTCCGGTCGGTCGCGCGGCCGGGACGCGGTTCCTCGTCTCGTACACCACTGGCGGCAACTACGGGGCTATCAGTCATGCACTGGACGCCAGCGTCGACTCTAGCGACGGGGCGCTGCGGGCGCTGGCCACCGGCGGCTCCACCAACGGCAACGGCGTCTTCAACCCCTCCCCGGCCAGCTTCCCCACGAACACGATCAACGCGACGTTTTACGGCGCCGACGTCGAATACGAGTTGGGACTCCCGGGACAGACTGCGCCCGTTATCCAGTCGGTGACCCTCACCGCCGACGGGCTGGACGTGGTCGCCAACATCACCGCCACTGACGCCGAGACGCTGGTCGGCGCGGTGTACACCATCGACTGGGGCGACGGTTCGGCGGTGTCGGTGTCGTCCACGCCGTCGCTCACTCACAGCTACGCCGCCGCCGGACTGCACGCGGTGCTGGCCAAGGTGACCGACTCCACCGCGAAGACCGGCTACTTCGCCGCCGCCATTGACCTCGCCGAGCCGGCGGCCGGCCTGGACGCTCAGGCCATCATCGACGCGGTCGTGTCCCACGCGCTGGCCTCAGGCCGGTTCGAGCGGGTCAACGGCCACGAACCCCGCAACCCGCCCGGCGCGGGAGCGACTGCGGCGGTGTGGGCGGATCTGATCGAACCTGCACGGCTCAGCTCCGGACTCAGCCAGACCACGGCGCGGCTGGTCCTGAACGTTCGTATCTACACCTCGACGCTGAGCGAACCACAGGACGCCATCGACCCTGCGGTCATCGGGGCCGTGTCGACGCTGATGACCGCCTACTCCGGCGACTTCACCCTGGGCGGGCTGATCCGCAACGTCGACCTACTCGGGCAGGCCGGCAACCCGATGGCCGCGCAAGCCGGCTACCTCCTGCAGGACGCCCGCCTGTACAGGGTGATGACCATCTCGCTGCCGCTCATCGTCAACGACGTCTGGGGGCAGGCACCGTGACAAAACAGTCCGGCCTCGGGGACATGCTGCTGGTCGGCGGCTACGACTTGTCCGGCGACACCGGCGCGCTGGGGCGCATCGGCGGGGGGCTGGCCGGCACGCAGGACGTCACCGGCATCAACAAGTCCGCGATGGAGCGGATCGGGCTGCTGCGTGACGGCGGCGTCGAATGGACGTCGTTCTTCAACCCGGCTGCGGCGCACGCGCACCCCGTGCTCTCGGCGCTACCAACCGCCGATGAGATGGTGACCTACGGTCGAGGCACGGCCCTCGGGTCGCCGGGCGCATGCCTCATCGGCAAGCAGATCCACTATGACCCGACCCGCGGCAACGACGGCTCGCTGACTATCGCCGTGACCGCGCAGGCCAACGGCTTCGGGTTGGAGTGGGGTGTCCAGCACACCGCTGGGCTGCGCACCGACACCGCGGCCACGAACGGCACCGGAGTCGACGGGGCGGCGTCCAGCGCGTTCGGCCTGCAGGCGTACATCCAGGTGACCGCGTTCACCGGAACCGACGTCACAGTGAAGCTGCAGGAGTCGTCCGACAACGCGGCGGGTGACCCGTACGCAGACGTCACCGGCGGCGGGTTCACCGCCATCACCACGGCGCCGACGACGCAGCGGATCGCCACCGCCAGCGGGCAGGCCGTGGAACAGTGGCTGCGGGTGGTCACCACCACTTCCGGCGGGTTCACCAGCGTCACCTTCAACGTCGTCGTGGTCCGCAACGCGACCGCCGTGAGTTTCTGATGGCCCAGCCGTTCCGGATCCCGCCGAACCTGCTGGTCGGCGACTACCAGACCTACTCCATCACCGCGCCACCGGACACGCTGGTCAAGGCCGCGTGCGAGCAGGCCGCCTGCCCGGCATGGCTGTACGGCTGGCGGACTCTCGTGGATGAGACCACCGACTTGGGACGACAACAGGCCGTCTACATCCGTACCGCGGCACGCCGCACGTTCCGGGAACGCCCCGGCCCCGCCGGGCTGACCGAGTTCCTGTTCGATTCCGGCCAACGCTGTTTCGGCGAGCACCGCACCCGCCCCGAGTTCTATGCCGTCCGTGACGGCGACTGGCGCGGCAACCCCACCGGCCGCGTCCGCCGACACAGCCGGCCGGCGGACTGGGTGGAGGACTTCGGCGAACACCAGCAGGCCGTCGCCGACCAGATCCAGCGGGGCTGACCCCGACCAACCTCAGTAAGGGGAGTGAGCTCACGTGGCGAAGCAGAACGGGCTGGGGTGGACTACCTGCTCCGTGGACGACAGCAGTGGCACCCCGCAGGCGATCAAGAACGATGTCACGAACCTCCAGTTCGCGACACCCCGCGCCGTGCAGGACGTGACGGGCATCGACAAGTCGGCGATGGAACGCATACTGAACCTCGCCGACTTCTCGATCACCCTGAACATCGTCTTCAACACGGCATCCAACCTCAGCCACGACGTGTTCAAGACCGTGCCGAGCACCTCCGTGGCCCGCACGACCACGCTGGTGGTCGCGTCGAAGACCCTCGCCAACGAGGTGCTGTACACCGACTATCCGCTGACCCGCGCCAACGACGGTGCGCTCACCGCCGCAGTGCCGGGCGTACTGTCCGACGGCACCGTGCCGACCTGGTCCTGACCGGTGGGATACCAAATCGGGCAGAAGGTTTACCGGCTGGTCTTCGACGACGGCGACCTAGCCGGCCTGGAGGTGCGTACCCGGTCGCTGCCGCTCGGCGCACTGCTGGACATTGCCAAACTCGCGGGGCTTGCCGGCAAGCAGTTCGACGTGGCCGACCTCGGTGAAGTTGAGAAGCTGTTCAGCCTGTTCGCGGACGCACTGCTGTCCTGGAACGTTGAAGACGAGGCCGGCGCGGCAGTGCCGGCGACCCCGGAAGGGCTGCGGCTGCTGGACTTCGGCACCGTCATCCAACTGATCAGCGAGTGGATCGAGGCGGTCGCCGGCGTCGCCGTCCCTTTGCCGAAGACCTCCAGCGGTGGGCAGCCGTCCCTGGAGGCGTCGATGCCGATGGAACCCCTGTCACCGAGCCCGGCGATCTGAGCAACGCCCGGCTCGTCCTCGGCAGTTGTGAACGGTTCGGCTGCCTCCCGTCGCAACTGCTGGCCGAGGACGCGTCGCTGCTGCGGCTGCTGCGCATCGAGGCGCTGGGCACTCCGCCGCAGGTGTCACCTGAGCCCAGGTCATAAGGGGTGGTGACGGATGACCAACGAGGTTGAAATCGTCATCCGCACCAGGGACCAGTCCGGCCCCGGTGTCGACTCGGCCAAGCGGCGCGTCCGAGACTTCGGCAACACGAAGGCCACGGCGGACCTGGACGTCGATGCGGGTAGCGCCGAAGCGGGACTCCGCACCGTCAACCGGGGCATCCGCGAGGTCGACGGCAAAACCGCACACGCCAACGTAGACGTCGACATTGGCGCGGCCCTGTCGAAGATCGCGCTCGTAGCGGCCGCGCTCGCGGCACTGTCCGCGGCTGCGGCGGGAGTCGGCGCGGCCCTGGGTGCCGGTGCCGTTGTGGGCGTGGGCATCGGCGCCGCCGTCGCTGGCCTGTCCGGAGTCGGCGACGCAGTCAAGGCGCTCGGTGACCAGACGAAAGCCGCCGGCGGTTCCGCGGGCGGTGCAGCTGGGAAGGAGCTCCAACTCGCGTCGGCCCTGGACCGGGTCAGGGGTGCGCAGGCGGCGCTGGCGAACACCCGCGCCGAGGTCGCCGACTCTGAACGCCGCGCGTTGGAGCGGGTCAAGGAGGCGCAGGAAGACCTGACGTCCGCCCGCGCAGACGCGGCGCGGCAACTGGAGGACCTGAAACGCCAGGAGGAAGACCTCGCGCTCGCGCAGCGCGGCGCGGCCCTGGACGTCCAGGAGGCGCAGGAACGCCTCATGGAAACGCTGGGGGACAACCACGCCACCAACCTGCAACGGCAACAGGCGCAACTGGCCTACGACGAGGCCGTGCACCAACAGCAGGATCTGGCCAGACAGGCGAAGGAAGCGGCCAAAGCCAAGGCCGCCGCCGACAAGGCCGGCGTCTCGGGAAGCCACGAGGTCATCGAGGCGCAACGCCGGGTCAAGGACGCGACGGCGGCGAACGTGGCCGCGCAGCGGCAGGGCGCATACCAGATCGCGCAGGCGCAGCAGGCCATTGTCGACGCGCAGCGCGCCGTCCAGCAGGCGTCGCAGTCGGCGGGCGGCGGCGGCGCGGCGGCCATCAACAAGCTCAACGACGCCATGGCGAACCTGTCCCCGGCGGGCCAGTCGTTCGCACGGTTCATGCGCAGCTTCATCGACGGCCCGATCAAAGACCTCCGCTTCGCCGCACAACAAGGGTTCCTGCCGCCGCTCCAGAAGGCGCTGGCGGCGCTCGGCCCGGTGATCGAGAAGAACCTGCCCGCGTTCCAGAAGTTCGCCAACGTTCTCGGACAGGCCTTTGGCGGAATCATCAACATCGCAGGCCGGCTGCTTCCGGTCATCCTGCGGTTCGCGACGGTCGTCCTGCAGTCGTTGGCGCCGCTGGAGGGCGTGTTCATCCGGTTCGGGGATGCCCTAGGCAAGATGCTGGACCAGATGGTCGCCAACGGCAGTCTCCAGAAGGTCATGGATGACCTGGTCAAGCTGATCGACGGTCTCCTGCAGGGCATCGTGTCGCTCTTGCCGCAGTTTATGGACCTGGCGGTGCAGGTTCTGCCGCCACTCACCGAAGCCGCGCTAGCCCTAGTGCCGGTGATCGCGGCTCTGGCCAAGGCGATGGGGCCGGTGCTGATTGGGGTCCTGCATGCCCTGACGCCGCTGCTGCTGTGGCTGGGTCAGTGGATGACTGACCACGTTGAGGCGACCACCACGATCATCACCTTGTTCATCGCTGCGGCAGCCGCGGCGAAGGTGTGGGCGATAGCGCAGACCATCCTCAATGTGGCCCTAGTGCTGTTCACTACCCCGCTCGGGTTGATCATCGTAGCGTTGGGGGGGCTGGT